GCATAGTCTCCCATATTGTCTATGTTGTCAACCTCTGAGGCTTGGAACTCCGCCAAGGTCATTAAGCCTTGTGGGATAAATGGTTGCTCCATTAAAGTATTCTCATAAACTCCGTAATTCATAGCGGCCCGCTTTTCGTTTGGAGTAAGCCACCAAGCCGAGGACAATTGATTTACAAGCTTATCCATGTCGTCTTGCATTTCAGGATAAGCCATGTAATCGAAATCTAAGAATAGATTTTTATTACCGTACGATTCCAAAAGCCAGTTGTTTAGCACGTCTCGAATTTCAATATGCAACGGACGGACAACGTTATTAATTAGGGCCCTGTAAGCCGTCTCGGTATTGTTAAACGTGCTTGCCTCGGTGTCGCCTAATAACTTAGCATCGACGCCGTAAACGCGGCATAAGGACCTTAAAATTACTTTTTGCGTGTCTATTATTGACATATCAACCGCGTTCATTCCCATTTGGACCCAACTTAATTTGGCTGGCGTAATAATTACGTCGCCAGCATGGTTTGAGCCTTGGTAATTTGATTTATAATCCTCTTTCAAACCTTGCGCTTGCTCTCTTGTAATGTTAACCGTGCCGTCGCCTGTAAGGATACCACGCGCGCCCATGTTTTGGAGCATACTTAAAAGCGCTTGCTTGCCGTCGTTTGACGTCGTTAGATCGCGAACTGCTGACCGCAAAGGCGAGGCGCCATAAAGGTGATTAGCCGTTCCAGCCGTATAACTTAAATTTATGTTTTTAAGGTGTCCAACGTTCCTGGCATCTATGCGGTCATATCCGTTATATGTCAATCTGTATTCCTTAATTGGTTGATTTAAACCGCCCGAAATAATCTCCATAAACTGGGACGGCAAAGAATATAAACCAATAATTGGCGCGTTTGGTTGTTCGCCGCGTCTTGCACCATAAAGATAAGCGTTGCCAGTTATTAAACGGAACGCGGCGATTTCTTTTAAAAGGTTGTCCCAAGTTTGGAACTCATTTGGCTTTTTAAATAGTTTGTCTAGCTCGGGAATGCTGACCTCTTCAAGTGCTTTTGTCTTTAGCCTTTCGGATTGAAACTTTGCGCCTGAATTTGCAAAGCCGCCCGACATTGATTTGTAATATTTTAATGCCTTTTGGTCCTTTACTTCATAAACGACAATCGGCGCCGTGCTGACCTTGTTAATGATTAGGTTGATAATGGCGTAAAGGTCAGAGTTTAAATAAAGTCCTTTCTCGATAAAATTTTGAGTTGTCGGCGCGGTCCAAATAACGTTGTTGCCTAAGTAAGGGAAAACCGCGTTTAAATAGGTCGAGTCTTTTTGGTTTAATCCAAGTGCCTTTTTAATTCTATCTAAGTAATTCATTCCGTTTGCTTTTTTTGTAAAAATAGGGTAATAAAATAAAAAAATGATTCAATATTCTAAACGTGCCAAAATTTAGAAACCGATAGTTTGTCAAAGACATATCTTATGGCGTCAATCGTATGATTAAAATCGTCTCTTGGCGTGTCCGAGCGTTTGTCGCTCCAAATGTAGTTGTTTAGCTCTTTAATTATTGTCTTGCTTTCGCTTGTTACCACAATTTGGTAGTCTTGCATTTTCTTTATTCCGTATCTAACCGAGTCAGGCCCTTTGGTGCATGGGATAATATTAAATCCCATATTGTAAACCTCGTTTATTAGTCTTGGCTCTGCTGAATCGGCAACGATCATGTCGTTAGGCTGGCAATTTTTACCAATCTTTTTGGCAATATCGTTGGTCGTTAGTCCAGTTTCTGCAAAGCATTCGTGGCAATATATTAACGCTTTGTCCTCATCAACCGCAACTTTTATTAATGTTGTTGGGTCAACACTAAAGCCAAAGTCCATTCCAAAGCCAAAAGGCAAAGACGTGTCAAAATTATCTATTTTCCAGTTCTCAAATATAGCTCCCTCGGCTTTGTCCATCCAATATCCCAGGACAATATGGTTGTATTTTACTGGATTTCTTTGCTTTATTGCCTCAAAACGATTTAAAACAGTTTCATTTAGATTTTCTATATTGTCTAAATAGGTCGTATGAATGTAAGTGCAATCGTTTTTAATTCCTGTAAAGCCTGATTTAACCATATAATCCTCAAAAAAACGCTTATAAACCCAATGCTCTTTCGTTGCTGGATTCATTACTAATAAAACTCGGTTGGGTTTTTCAACTGCACGCACCGAAAGGTCGATTCTGTCGAAAATATCCTCATCAACTAACTCCTCGGCCTCGTCCATTACCCAGGTAGTGACGCCAGCAATTGATTTAAGATTAGCCGTTGCGGTCCCTTGGCTGGTTTTTATGCCTTTAAACAATATTTTGGAGCCTGTTTGCTTATTTATGATTTCCGACTGGGTAATTTCGAAGTCGTCGGCCTTATTCATTAACTCAATCTTATCTATAAACTCAGGAATAATTGAAATAAACGCACTTGTTAAGGTCCAACGCGTAAAAAGAATTATGTGCCCCTCTTGGTAAGTCAGGTTTAACAGAAACATGGAAAGGGTCCACGACTTACCTGAGCCTCGACCCCCAGTTATAAGGTAATAACGCGTTTTAGGGTCCTCTAAAAAAAGAGGCTGGTATTTGTCAAGAAGTTTAATTGATTCCATTACTTGGACTTAATCCAATCGATTGGCGGTGTTACCTTTTCACCTAAAGTAGTGACATCAATTTGTTGTCGAGGCATACCAAAGCGATAATTTAACCAAGTCTTTATAGCTTGCGTGTCTCCATTCTCGCAGCGATCCAATAGGGCCGCCCAAATCTTAGCTGGCACGGCAACCGCGTCCATCTGTTCAATTAGCTTTATTTCGTCAGCCTTTGGCGGTCTCCCCGCTCCTGGCCTTGCGCCTCCATTTTGTCCCATTTGAAATAAACTGTTTATTCAGTAAAGGTAAAAAAAAGTCTAAGCAAAATTAGACCTTATCAAAAACCATAATAGTGTATCCAAACCACGACGCATTTGTTGCGGCCTTTCTAATCGTTTGAGAATCCTTTGCATTGTGCTTAAATCCTCGATGCTCAATTTGCCCAATAATGTAATCGTTGTTTTTGCAATTAATGTGCCCGTCTCCGTCTTGGCCCTCAATGGCCCAGCTAATAACCAAATGCTTTTTAACGTGCTTGGTAATGTTGTCAATAAATTGGTCCTCAAATTCCGCTGGGATATGCTCGCCAACCTCTAGAGACAAAACAACGTCAAACTTTTTACGCAAATAGAAAAGCTTAGATAAGTCTAGCACCTTGCCAATTCCAAAGCTTAGCGTTTCCGTATTTGGATTGCCGTCGTATGCCTCCACTTTGTAACCGTCAGCTTTAAAAGCTTTTGCATAGTCACCCAAACCACAACCAAAGTCGACAACCGTTTTGGCTTGTTTTTCTGTTAAATAATTGGACAAAGCTGCGGCAATGCTTAAATCGTGAATGTGACCAGTTGCGTCCGTTGTTTCCCAAAATCCTAAATCGTTTATTTTCATTTTGCTTTTTTAATTAAAAAAACCTTGGCTTATTAACCAAGGCTTTTAAACATCAACAAACCCAATCTAAATTAAACTTATAACGTTTCCTGTCGGCTCGCCTACAAAGTTGCAAAGCTTGCCGTTGTATTCAAATCTAACCTCTTTGTCGCGGCCCTGGTAAGCGCTTGCCAACATTCTTATTTGAAGTTGGACCATTTTTATTGTTTCAAATTTGCCCTTGCCTTTATTGCACCAATCGGACCATTGTCCGTCCCTTTGTCTATATCTTATTTCCAACGAATAATCCGTTTTAATTGGCAATATTCTCGGCATCTTTTCTCTTAATTACAACCTCTAAACCAATGGCGTCGCAAATGGTCCTAAGTCTGTTTAGACTTATAGACTCCCAACCGTTCTCAACCTGGTTAATTGGCGCCAGCGATAGTCCTATTTTGTCGGCCAATTGTTCTTGCGTGTAGCCAGCGGCTTTGCGTGCTTTTCGTATATATAATCCCTCGTAAATGCTCATTTGTTTTAATCTTTAGGCAAATATAAGATTGCAAATTGATTCCGAGTTATAAACCTGATTTTTGTTTAAAATGGTAGCAAATTAAAAATTCCCATTTGTATAAATTCGTCGCCTTTTTTAACAAGGCATTTACGAACGTTTAACTCAAAAACATTTTTATCGTTAAAGCCGTATTTCTTTTGCGCTATGTCAATAAGTAATTTTACTGGGTTATCAAGATCGCTGGCCTGGTTGCTAAAGCCAAAGAAAAACTCAATTCTTAGCATTTGCGTTTGGTCAATTTTGCCATTTGGAAACATAAACAACAAATCCTTTTCGTATTGTTTATATGCTTCGGTTTTATAGCGTTTGCCTTGCCAGGCTTCATTTACGCTAAGCGGCTTATAATTTAAATTGCAAGTAATCATTTGCATTTTTTATAAACCCACGAAAAAAACAAAGTCCAAAAGAAAAGCAAGACCATAAAAAGGACCAAGTTATTGATCTCAAGCAGCGTTAGTAAAGCGATGCCCACTAACGCCGCAAAGATTGCGTACAAATACTTTTTTTTCATTTAGAAAGGTAATTTATCGTTTTCAACTATTCTCTTTTCTGTCGGATTGTTTGCCAATTGTATTGCCTCCCTTTGGTAAACCTCCAAATAATGTGTTGCCTTGCCTTCGACTATTTCTTTTTTTTCTTTAATGTCTAGGTTTACCCATTCAGTATCGTTGTCGTTCATATACTTTAACAAGTTTTCCAACTCTTTTCTTGACTGGCTTACCTTCCACATTTCTCCAAACTTGGTTTGGATTTTTTTTGCGTTTCCGCCGTAAATTTTTGACATAATCGTTTTGTTTAAATTAATTGATCTAAATTTTTATTGTCTTTAATTGCCTCTAAAATAAACAATTTCCAAATTTTATTCTTTGTCTTGGCGCCAACGGTTGACTCTTCAACATATCGCGTGGTCAATCTCAATTCCCTTCGCACGTCGCTTTCGATTTCCTCAACGTTAAACTCCCAAGGTTTTAAAATTCCTTTTTCTTGTAACCTATTAAACCAGTAAATGCCCCACTCTGCTAAGTGTTTGCAATATCCAGTTTCTTTGGCGTGTTGGTAATTTTCTTTAAATGTTTGGCGTCCAATTTCCTTCCAATGTTCAATCTCTTCGTCGGTATATTGTTTTTCTTGGCTATTTAAAGCCTGTATTTCTTGCACGATTTTGCTTTGGTGGTGCGCATAGTATTGATTTATCCAAACGCTTACGGTCTTTTCGTTAACGTGGTAAAAATCGCCGTACTGTCCACGCATTCCAGCGTGCAATATGTAATCAACTCGGGCCTCTGTCATCCAGCCGTAATTTAAAAATAATTTGCTTAAGCATCCAAGCAATTCGTTTGCCTCTTCTTTTTTGTATTCTTTAAATTGCTTAAGGCCGCAAACAAACTCCATTTTTCTAAGGTGGGTTAGTATTGTCTCATTCATTTTTTAGGTGTTTTTGTTTTTGTAAATCCTGGTAAATTTCGTCAAATATGTTTTTGCTTTTTGCCTTTTCTTGCGGCTTATAAATGTTTTTTAAATTATTGCCAAGGTATAGATTAAAACTATTTTCCGCCTTGGCAATTGTCATATTTTCGCCTTCTTTTAAAGTTGCCCATTTTTGGAACAAATTTTTTATTGTTTCCGAGTCGGTCGAGTGTACCTCCGCCATCCTGTCAAAGTACGGTCGTTTTAAAGGCTTTTCTTTTTTAAAATCAATAAAGACATCGTCCAAAGAAAAAAGAGCGCTTGCGCTTATTTGTTTATTTACATTACCATTTACATTATCATTTACAATAACATTACCATTTACATTACCATTTACATTACCACCAAACGAAATCAAACGCTCGTTAACGGTCGTTAAAGTTCGTTGCCGTGATTCAACGGATTTCTTTGCCGCGTCCTTTCGTTGTTCTTGCTTATTCTCCCAAGTTTTTAGGTCTCTTTTAAGCTGGGTCTTAATTGGTAAAAATGCCACCTTTAAAAGTTTATCATCTGTAATTGGGTCCTCGTCGTTAACATAGGCAAAAATATGCTTAATTAACTTGCCAGCATCCTCGTCGGAAAGCTCTTCAAAGACTTCTCTTTGGTCGGTGTAAAGTAAAAATGATTTCTTGCCTATCATAAAATAAAAAGGCCCCTATCGTGTCGCAGTCGATGGGGCCAGTTGGTGTTACACCTATAAAACATTTAAGGCTGCGACCTCTCAAATGTTTCATTATTTAAACAAATATAACTCTTTTTTAATTATCCAACCAAGTAGCGGCTTTTTAGATGGGAATAAATGCACGCGTATGATCGGCCCATTTCCAAAGCAATGACTTTAATTGGTGTTCGGTCTTGCCACTTTTCAAATATTAACTCTTTTTGGTATTCAGTTAGGTTTCGTTGTCTCATATTTTTTAATCCATCCATTTACCGTGATTGATTAAATGGTAAAATCGATGCTTTAAAACTTCAAATATTAAACCTAAAAAGGTGTCGGCTTGGTAACTTCCAGCCTCCACAATTAGCCTATATTTACTTTTCATTTTTTTAAAATATAGCGTGCAACTCTTTTACCATTTTCAAGCGTAACCATATCGGTCACCACGTTTAAACCTTTGTCTCTAAGGTCTGCAATCCTAGCGGCCAACCTAAAGCATCCAAATTGGTTGAGGGCCTCGAGCTGGGTTATTGTATAGCCGTTTAAAAGCCAGCCTTTTATTAGCGCGTTTTGTGAGTCAGTTGCTACCATTATTTTATGAGATTAGAAAGTTTTAAAAATGCTTCGGTATATACTTGGCGAAATTCGTCTAAGCTAATTGGCTCCAATTCATTTTTGGCCCAAAAATCTGAATGCCATCTAACTTGATCAACTTTAATATAGGCGTAACTAAGCAAGTCAGATAAGTAAAAAGGATTTACAACCAGTACGTCGTCTTCGTTAATAAGCATATAATGCAAATGCACTATTTTAAAGTACTTTGGGACCTCCATTTTTAGCTCCAGTACTTTAGTTGTTTTGATTTGATAATTTTCCATAGGTGTTTTGGTTTTGTGTTTAAGATAATTTTTGGCCAAGCATATAAAACAAGGCAAAGATTGGCGCAAAAGCCAAGAGCGCGTAAA